CACACCTCAGAGAATGAGCTCGAGTGTCCAGCGTAGACCTTGAGCTGCTGCTGCGTGTTCATGCCGGAGAAGACATACTCCTTGACGTCGCACGGCACCTGAACCACGGCCCCGTCGTATGAGTAGAACTCATTCTTGCCCATCCAGAACACAATATCTCCCACGGCCACCATGGCGTTGGGGCTGATGAGGGAGACGGAGGACGACACCTCCTGAAGTCCAAACGTGAAGGGGTCGCCAATGTACTGCATGGCGTGGACAGAGACGTCGGTGAACACAATGATCTGCTGTTTCGTCTGGATGGCACCGATAATCTCGGAGCCAGTGCCGATACGCAGCTCTCCAGCAGTCGTCGTCGGAAGGGTGCGCCACTCTGCGGGGTCTTCTTGGTCAGAGAAGCGAATGACGAGGGGGTCCTGAACTCCGGGCGTGGCCTCTGGATCGCAGCCGAATGCAATGACGTGACGATCACGCTCCGAGACAATGACAGTCTTGGCGATGGTAGGCGCAGCCTGAGCGCCCGCCAAGTCTTCAAGCGCCACTGCCCGAGACGCGAGCCCAGCGCTCTTGTCCCAGTAATATATGCCGCCGTCCTGAACGCAGATGATGAGGTCTTCGCCGTAGTTGTCCTGCGACCAGATACGGAGCTGCGCCCCCGGCACGGTGGTGGTTGAGCCGGAGCCCCAAGTCCCACGGGACCACGGACCCGTTCCCCATCCCGTACCAAACACCGATGTGTCGAGGCCAGTGTTGATCTGGTAAGCGCCAATGACGGAGGCCCCACCATTTCCGCTGTCAGATGCGTTTGCCGTCACGCCAACCGTGATCTCGTATGTGTTGGCATCAACAACGCGTGTCACTTGATGCTCTGCGTTGAGGATGGTCGCCGTGACATTCCCTCCAAGGCTGGAGGCACCGGAGAAGATGACGAAGTCGTTGAGAAGAACCCCGTTGCTTGTATCTGTGACGGTAATAACGGAGGAGCCGTTGGTCGCTGCGAAGGTGACCGCCCCGGCGGTGGTCGTCTCCCTGATCGGCGTGATGTCGTTCAGGCCACCGCCGCGCACAGCATAGTACTTTAGGTTGGTGCCCATGCCTGTGTAGACAGTACCATCAAGCGCGGTCCACGTCAGAAGGGACCGTCCAGTTCCAAGCATCTGGGTGCGGGTATAGCGAGTCCAGCCGCCAATGCTCTCTGGCTTTCCAGCCCGGAAGCGCACAAGGTTACCATCCCACCATCCACCTTCATTGGCGTAGGCAGTGGTCTCTCGGTTGATACCGGGCCGGAATACGAGCTTCGTGAGTGCCATGGCGGTCTCCTGTTGCTGGAGATACTACATCACCCGAGCAGCTTAGCCAACGTCTTCGGGCCAGCAACGCCGTCAGCAGTCAAGCCATTCGCAGCCTGCCACTTCTTGAGTGCCGCCTCGGTGCCCGGACCAAAGTCCCCATCAGCGCCGATCCCGAGAGCCGCCTGCATCTTCTTGACCTCCTCACCATTGGAGCCCTTGCGTAGAGCCCCAACAGCCGTCGCAGGAGCGGCAACTTGAGTTTGGGCGGGGGTAGTACCACCCAATGCAGACATGGCCTTAGAATAGCGGGCCTGACGGTCTGAGAGGCCAATGTCCCCGCCATTGATCTTCTTGGTCAGTGCGGCAACGTTCCCGGTGTCAGCAATGGCGTTCAGCTTGTTGGTGTTCCAGAACCACAGTGCCGAGGCGAGAGCGCCCTCCTTGGTCTCAACCCACACGGCGGCTTCTTCTGCCGTCATGTCGTAGTCTTTGGCGAAGCGCGTATAGTTGTCACGGCCAGTGAGCTGCTTCAGGCCGCGGCCACGGAAGCGCCAGCCATCCCCCGGCTGGGTGTTCCCCAGCTTTGAGGTGCGGAACTCATCCATGTAGACATAGTTGGCGATCTTCTCGGGGTTCTTGGCGTATTCGGCAGCGTTGCGCTTGCCGGGGCCAAAGTAGCGCGGAAACACCTTGTTCAGCGTTTCCTCGCGGTAGTTGAGGTTCTCGCTCATAGCGGTGAAGTCCATGCTCTCATGCGCGCACTGAGACACAAAGCCAGCGATGCGCTGGTCGGTGGTAATGTCGTACTTCGGCAGTGCTTTGTTCAGCTCCTCGCACCAAGCCTCGACCTCCTTATTGGTGGGGATCATGGCGCGCAGCTGGTCTACGGTAATCAGGCTCATCTATAGGCTCCTATTCGCACCACGAGGACTTGGCCTCGCCTTTGTATGGACGGGCTAGGCCCGCTGAGATCAGGCTTTCGGCTAGGCTCTGGTGGTCCAGATAGACCTCACCCAGAACCCTGCCGCCGTACTTGTCCCACTTCAGGATAACGACATCGACCTCGAGGGCATTGGCCACGGCGTTCTTGGTGAAGGCGCTGGCCTTCTTCGCGAGGGCTGCCTCAGCATCGCATTGAGCGCGAGGAGCCTTCTCGGGGGTATCGATGCCCATCACCCTGATGGACAGCTTGGGCGGCAGCGGCTCTGGCAAGAAGTCCACCGCAATCTCCACGGTGTCGCCGTCAATGACACGGGTGATTTCGTACGGTGTGGCGACCGCGGGGACGGTCGATAGGAGGAGGGCAGCAAGCCACCTCATTTCTTGGGCCTCTTGATCGGTACCTTCTTGGTGACGGCGTCCAGCACAGCTTCCTTTGCCATGTCCTTGCCCATGCCGCCGAGCAGATCACCGACGTTGCCAGTGGCTGCGACCTTGATGGCGTTCTCCACCGGGTCCGGCAGGTTCACCTTATCCAGCACTGCGTCCACGGCCTTTTCCTTGAGCTTGCGGCCAACAAGCATCCCAACGATGCGTCCGATCATTCTGCAATCCCCCAATCTTCGGCCAGCATATCCGTCTGGCTGGCAAGCCACGGAACCCGAGCGCCCGGAGTGTTCTGGGCGTTGTCGGGGTAGTTTAAGTAAACGTAGGGCAGCGTCATCTTACTGCCTGCGTCAGGAACTTGCAGCTCCAGCCACATGCCCTTGCCGTTCCATCCAGTGCGCGAAAGGCGCTTGCCCTGCTTGAGGGCGCGGAGTGCGTCTCCAAAATCCATCACTCGGTGTACTCCTGTGTCGGCGGCTCATCGTTGCCACCCTTGTTGCGGTTGTTGCCTGCCGCCATCACACCGCCGAGAGCGCCAACGATGAACGAGGCGATGGGCGTCAGCAGTTCAAAGAACTTGCGGTCGTTCTCGCTCGACTCGCCGAGGGGCTGGGTCACGAAGACCAGCGAGTAGAGGATTGTGAAGATGGTGCCAGCCAAGATCACCACCAAGGCGCAGCCGATGAAATACCGCAGCTTGGCTTCCATCATTTCTGGATCGTTCTTGCTCATTGCGAGTCTCCTGTCAGGTCAGTGGCGCACATGCCAGTACGCAGGCAAATCGGTGGCGTGCATTCAAGCGCAGCCCAGTTCTCAGGGTCTTGGCAGGGATAGCGGTAGAAGCCGTCCCCGCTGACCCAGAAGATCGCGGCGACGGCAGCTAAAAACGCCAGCCAGATCAAGGCTTCCATCTTCATCATTGCATCGGGTTCCTTATCAGGTCGTCCATGGCCTTCCAGAGGTCTTCGATCTCGGCGTCGTACTTCTCCAGCTTGCCAGCGAGGCCGCTGCTGACGCTGTCTGACTTCTCGACCATCGACCTCAGGTCCATCAGCTCTTTCTGTTGCTCAAGGATCGTCCCCATCTGGGTCGAGATTGCCGACAGCTTCGGTGCAAGCCCGCGCACGTCGTTGTCCTGTATCGCCTGCTCCAGAGTTTGCACCCGGCTTTCGACGCCCAAGACCCCATCCACGCTCTCCTCAACAGCCCAGAAGCGGTTGACGGTATCGTAGCCCACATAGATCGTGCCGCTCAAGCCTGACAGCACGGGCAGGGCGGCTGCAAGCCACCAGCCCTTCACGTCAAAGCCAGCGATCCGCAGGCCGTTGGTTTCAGCCTCTTCGCTCACGAACCGTAGCCCGCAGCGTAGACATCAGCCAGCGTTACAGTGTTGCTGCCGAGGAAGCCTTGGAAGCCGATACCGAAGGCGTTGGCCGCAGAAATGTTGATGATGTCAGCCGTGGCAGAGTAGGCCACCGTGGCCCCATACAGGCTGGTGTTGGCATTGGCGGCATAGCTGTCGGTCGCTCCAGTCAGCGACGTGTTGCGGGATGCAGCCAAGAAGGCACCAGCATCGCGGGCGTAGGCCTGCACCGCGCCAAGGGCATTGTTGTAGCTACTCACATCGGCGGCGGAGATGGTCATGTCGTTGTTGGTCAGGACGGCCTGAAATGCCATCTGCTCGGTGACAGTGTCGGCGCTTGCAGCCATGTTGGCGACAACCTGAACCTCCATCAGAAGCGCAGTCGCGGCAACGAGGTTATCGACAGCCGTATCGAGATTTGCCATCGCTGCTTCGTGCTGATCCTGAAACAGCATCTCGGCGTTGTAGTACGTCGCGTCGATCACCCCCTGAATGTCAGAGTTGTAATCGAGCCGCATCTGTTCGGTGATGGCTGCGTCCTGCATGATGCCCGGTGCGAGGATGTCGCCTTGGTCTGCACTGTAGATCGCGCCAACTGTCAGGTCCTGAGAGGCTGAAAGTTGGTCAAGGATTACCTGTGCTGACCCCTGCAGGTTCGTCATCGTTGGCTCTGCGTGAGCGGCGGAAGCGCTCAGACAGAGTAGGGCCACCGTTTTCTTGAGGTAGGACATCGGGCAATTCCTCTCCAATGCGAAGGAAGGTGTCCCAGAAGGACCGCTCTTGCGCGTATCCTACCACATAGGTGTGGGGGTTGTCACGCATGGCCAAGTACCCCTCACGCCCCACCAAGAGCTTGCCCGTCTCAATCGAATAGATCGGGCACGGCGTGGATGCCAGTGCCATGGCCTTGAAGATCGCAGGGCTTTCGCACATGACCGAGATTCCGCTGACTTGCAGGCCAAGGCCACCGCTTTCCTGCGGTGTGCCGAGAAGGCGGGCATCCTTGCGGCGGTTGCACTCGGGGTCTTGCGTCATGCTGCCCTCGGCCCTGCCGAAGATGCTGATCTGAAAGGCCTGCTGCTCCGGAATGAGACAGCTGTCGTTTCCGCCACCACCCATGACTGTCGGCGCGGCGGCTGTCGGTACAGGCGTCGAGAACGGCGCAGACCCAGAACCATTGTAGTTCGTGGTGCTGTCGTTGTTGTTCGACCCGATGGTGGAATTGGTGTTGCCGGAGTTTGTGTTAAGGTCGCCCGTCACTTGAGCGTCAGCGAGGCCTGCCGTCAGTAGACAGAGCACAAGGCTCCCATAGCATCCCGCGTGTCGCCAGAGCACAGGAGCTGGTTGGCCGCATCTGGCATGGCCATGTAGTAGAGCGTTTCCGCGTTCTGACGAATCTCGCACTGGCGGTCACCTTTCGGGCAGGCCGTTGTGTAAGCCACGGACGACACAGTAACAGGGCCGCATCCGGCGACGAAGAGGACAAGGGCAAGTCTCATTTGGCAAGGCTCCGCAGGAGGGCGTCGATCTTGTGATCAAGGTTGTCGATCCGGGCGATCAGCATGTTGATGCTGGCCTGCACGTCGGTCTTGGTGACGTAGTCCCGAGCCATCTCCTCGCGGGTGCGATTGAGCAAGATTTGCAGTCGCTGCACCTCGTCGGAATGGCCCTTGAGAATCCAGCCCACGAGGGCAAGGATGGCTGATAGACCTGCGCTCCATAGCATCTCGGTGGTCATATTAACTCCAAGTCGCCACAGTCATCGTCGATTGCGACGATGCGGATTTAGTGACTGTCGCCGTGAGGGGGCTAGACGTGATCCCATTGGCGTAGGCAGACGAAGCGCTGCTGTCTTCGGTTACAGCATCGAATGCTTCGATCATAGGGCTGGACCAGCTGTGGGATATCTCAGCGTAAGTGAAGCACACGGAGATGGCCGCGTCCCCAACGGCGGAGCTTGCCGTAGCGGAGATCGTTGTTCCCGTGGTCGGCTCTGTGGAGCCCACAGAGGTGGGCGCTTGCGTGTTCCATCCAGTGACATTGAACACGCTGATCTGGCAGCGACCGGGCGTCCCGCCGCCAGCCAGAGACACCACTATGTCGGCAGTCGTCCCCGATGGAACGAGAAGGTATGCTATAGCACAGTTTGTGCTTGAAGCGCTTCTTACGGCAATCGTTGCAGCCGTTCCGCCAATAGATATGGCGTTAATGAAATATGAGCCCGATGCGAGCTGGTTAATGGCAGCCGTGACAACAACAAGTCTATCCGCTGACGCGGTCCCGATTGCGGTACCCGCAAAGGTATAAGTGAACGTGTTCGAGCCGCTTCGCGCAGAGGTGATATACGTTACGGTCGCGGCACCCTTACCCCACAGGTTGCTCATGCTAATGGCCCCAGATGGGATACCAGCCAAGTCTCTCACTCCGGCATCGCCAAAGCTGATAGTCGCGGTTGGAGCCTTTGCCAGCTCCGGGTTGACTTGAGACATCGAAATTTGGCCACTGTAAGGCAGTGTCATGTCACGCCCCCAGCTTGGCTTTTAGCTCGTCAATCTGGGCCTGCTGCGCCTTGATAGCCTCGATCAGCAGGGGCACCAGACGCTCGTACCGCACGGTCAGGTACTGTTCGTCGATTGGGGCTGGGGCTACCACCTCCGGCATGA